TACCAGCACTAATTGCTGTTGTTGCAACTGCCAACAATGTATCGATCGATGCCTTAACATCTGCACAGTTAGTGAGCAACTGATTGCTGCCACTTGCATAGTTAGGATCATACTTATGACCAGGAGCACTACCACCATAAGATGCAGGATCTGCAGTGATGGTAAGATCCTTTCCATACAGCAAGTTGTTGATCGCACTATACATCAGTGTGCGAGCATGGTTAAATGCTGTGATAGATTCAGCAACTTCGCCAACTAGACCGTTGGAGATAGGTGCACCAGCACCATCGAAGTATTTCTTAGTAAATTTAACGACGCCCCAGTTACCGTTGGACTTAAGATCTTCAACGATTGCATCAACAAAGATTCCGATATCACGACGACACTTGGTTTGGTTAAGAGTGAATTCTGTAGGAAGCACTTCATCAGGCAGGTCATCCATGTTACCTGCTCCAAGAGTTTCATCAATATATGTCCAAGTAGTTGTAATTGCAGACTGGACATCAGAGCAGTTGCCAGGATCGTTAGCAGTAGTATTAGATCCTGCAGTGCCATAAGGATTGCCAGGTGCAGGGTCAATAGTAATACCAGTGCCGCCGCTACCACCAACAGAAATCTCGTTATAAGCAGGACCGAAGTTGCCACTACCATAGTTACCAGAAAGTTGGTTGGTAATAGCAAGAAGCATCAAATCTTTTGCTTTCTCATATGCCCAACGTGTCTCAGCAATCTCACTAGAGATGTATGCCAAACCACTGTTGGAATCAAAATATTGCATGGTAAATTTACGTCCATAGACGTTACCACCAGAGTGTGTATCTCTAGCAACAGCATCGATAAACTTACCAAGATCTCTCTTACACTTATCAGCACTAGGCACAACCAATGATGGGAATTGTGCAACCATCAATTCATAAGTGTAATCAACAATGAGGTCTTTATTCTTGATAATCAAACGATATGCATCACGGAATCTACCCCATGCATCAGTTTGTTGAGCGCCAGGATAGTAGAAACCAGGATGATCAACTGTGATCTGTGCTTCGGCAAAATCAATAATTTCTTGTCTATTATCAATGATTCTGTTTCCAGCATCATAGTAACGACTAATTGCTGTAGTAACTTCGTTAATATAATCAACTTTCTTGTTACGAATCAACTCACCTTCTGAGAATTGTCCACCAGTAAGATCTGTCATGACAACCTCAGAAGATCTTACATCTTCAAAGTCAAGGAAGTCAGCGTTGATTCTATTATCTGAATTATACAATTCAGTAGGTGTAATTGTAGACTTGGAAATATCATCCAAGACAACGTTAGGATTGGTGATAGAAAGCAGACGCTCAAACAGCAGACCAAAGAATGTTGATCCAGCGTTAATTGTTAGAGTGTCAACTGGCTCACCAGTATTAGGATCTAAGTATGGGGAGATGAAGGAAACCTGACCTGCAATCTTAGTAGATGCAGAGTAGACGTAATCATTCAATCTGATGTTAAACTGACCAGTTTCTTCGTCAGATGTGCCAGAAGTTTTACTGATAACCAAAGCATCAGTAACAACACCGTCATTGAGGTTAGTCTCTTCAATCTTAGCAGTATCACCACTGAGATTGGTAATAGACTCACCAAATTCAAAGATGGTATCTGAATTCAGCAGAGTCACAGATTGGACCAATGCTGAGAATATAGTGCCTCTTCTTAATTGCTCATTAAGTTGGAATGGAGTGCCAGTGATATTGATAACATCAATACTACTTGCTCCTGTGTCAATCACAGTTGCAAATGTATCATTTGCCTGACCTTGAATTTGCTGACCTAATGTTGGGAAAATACCACCAACTTGATACAACTCAATTCTATAGATCTCAATAGGTGTAACTCTGATATTTCTATAAACAACCTTAGAAGGTGGTTTAGGTGCTTCAGCAAATACGATGTTACCACCAACAATACTGTAAGAGATTCTAGGAGACTGGATGATACCGTTAATCGTAATCATCAACTGGTCATCTTTAACAATGACACTTTCATTCTCCACTGTAAGTGGGAAACTCTTCTGGACACCATCAAACTGATCAGAGATATCATCCAGTTTCTTAACAATAGAAGTAAGAATTTCCTCAGAAGAAGTCAGTCTTCTCTTACGGAAAAGCACCTCAGTGTTGTTGTAATCGGTGTAGATAGGTTGTGCAGCACCGAAGGATGTAATCTGATTGACATTTGCATAATCAAAGATATTAACATTCTTAATAAACTCAGTGCCGATCTTACGACCAGAAACGTCTTTACCACCAGTCAGTTGTAATTGACCGAAGAGGTTGAAACCTGCAGGGTGGTTGTTTTCAAGAATCTGAGTTTTCCACTCTGTGATAGGAATCTCAGACTTAATAACATAAGAGAAGTTTTGGTAGAAGAAAGAGTCTTGAATTTTCTGGACAATTTCAGAAGGTTTACCAACGTCATCAATAAATTTACCAGGTGTCTTGGTAAGAGATCCAATATTCAGGACGCCCTTAGCAATATTCAAGTTATCGATAACACCAGATGCCTTAGAAACTGTGCCTGTAACTTTTTCACCTTTGACAAAATCACCTTGGTTGTTGACAAGTTTTAGAATCTTAGGACCAATCTGCCAACCAGTGTTTGTAGACACAACAGCGGTTGCAGTTGCTTGCTCAAGGCTAGGACCTTGGAATACCTCTTCGCCTTCCAAGAATCTGGAAGTAGAAACGATTGCTTCTGCTGTGCCTCCAAAGACCTCAGTAAGAAGGACTTGACGACCACTACCTTGAGTCAAGAAGGTAATAAAGTCACCAGTTGCTGCTGCTTGAGGTGTCAAAGCAAATCTGATTTGATCAGATTCAAGAGAGTTTTGGTTACCAGCGATTGCATAGTAGATCTGACCTGCAACCAAAGAGGTCAAACCAACGCTGCTAGGTTTGGGGAGCTCACCCTCAGTTGTGCCAACATCATCAGCACGGAATTGGACAGCAGCACCAGTGGTGATACCGTGAGGGAAGTTAAACTGCAGATAGTTGAGGTCGAGGTTAACAACGTAGTTAAACTCAGACTTAAGTGTGACTATGGGCTCAGATGAATAACCTTGACCTGGATTCTTAATTACAATTTCAGAAAGACGGTTGTTTTTAACAATCGCTTCTGCCTGTGCACCTTCACCACCGCCACCTTCAATGACAACGGCAGGAGCAGAGGTATAACCAGAACCTGGATTGGTGATCTTAATCTGAGTTAGGATCGAAGTATTAAAGAGTTGTAGGTTAACTGGGAAGGAGATTTCAGGACGTAGAGTATAGTCATGAGAATAACCATAACCAAACTCATTATTCTTCAGTCTCTTAATCTTACCAATATTCCTACCAGTGAGGAAAACAGACGCGCCAGATCCCTCTTCGGGGATCACCACTTCTAATGCAGCACCAGATCCAGCAAGAGTTGGACCAAGAATGCCAGGAATAGCATCAATATCAATCGAAGCGGTAGTGTAGCCTTTGCCAGGATCTGTAATAGCAACACCTGTAATGGTGCCTGATCCTGTCTCATCATCAATCTCAACAGTGATAGTTGCCTTAGCACCTTCACCATCACCAAGGATGCCTACATCATAGTAGACGCCAGGTGCATATTCTGTGCCACCATCTGTGATGTTGATCTTCTCAATTTGACGATAAGATGCAATATCAGAGATGATAGGAAGTCTCTTATAGAATCCACCAGGTGATACCAGTTTGATACTGTTGATAGGACCAACTGCTTTGGTAGATGTCGTTGAATAATATGAGTATGCATTGTCAAACTCATCAGTGCCAACCTCAGCAGATGTTTGCTCAGGCTCTCTAATGAGTGGGAATCTAAACTCAGTATCTGTAATAATTTCAGAAATTGTAAATGTGCCATCATAAGGTGTCTTGATGACATCAATAAACGACCTAGGACCAACAGGAGAATCAGCTCCAACTCTTGATGGATCAAAGTAGTAAGAAATATTTGTAACGTCACCCAATACAGTAAACTTAACAAAAGGTGCAGTGCTGGTTGTTGGAATACCAGGTGTGCCTTCTCTAGTAATATTGTTGAATGAATACTCTAGTTTATACTGGTTGTCCTGAGAGAAGGACAAGTAATAACCAAAGTTAGAAGGATCTGCTAGATCAAACACATATGCATGACCTCTGGTAAATGTCAGAGTTGGGTGCTTAGCATAAATGTTGACATTAGAAATAGCGCTCTGCAAGAATGCAGGCTCTTCTACAGCAGTATCTCTGATAGTAAATGTGAATTCTCTACTACCAAATACTTCTTTAACAAAGAATGATCCGTTAAATGCTGTCTGAGAGAATCCAGTTGTATAAAGAATCTCACCGTCATTATAATTATGTCTAGTAACTGATGTTGCGTAAACTTGATCAGTGCGGACCTCAGCGGTGCGAATAATATCTTTCTTAACTGTAGAAGTTACACGAATCTTTTTAACTGAAGGAAGATTTACAACTCTAAGGATCTTTTCAGTTTCATCAACTTCAATATTATCAGATCTAATACTGATAACATCGCCTGGAATGTAAGTAGATCCAGGTTGAATCTCTTCAATTCTAACTGTATAGAAATCTTCATCATATGCCATGAATCTAGCATATGTGCCAAGTGCCTCTCTAGTCTCAACAAATGTCCAATCTACGTTACCGTCGTTAACTGTGCCAGTTGTATGAGTGGGAGGGGTTGTGCCAGAAACACCACCATTGGTGGTTTCATACACATTAAGACCTTTCCAAATTCTATAACCAGGTGCATACAGGATGTGTGCATCCCATTCAATCATATCGGATCCTTGGTATTCAGGAATCTGATATGGATGGTTTGCAGAATCAATAGTAAACTTACCTGAATCATCAATGAATGCCCAGTTAATTACACCATCAGAAGCAACACCAGCAGTGTGGATAGGTGTAATTGTGCCAGATGTGCCAGCACCCTGTGCCTCATAGATTTTCTTATCACTATAAACTCTATCACCCTGAGCATATGCAGTATTTGATGCCCATGGAATCTCTGCTTCTTCAGTATCGAAGTAAACACCAGTGATATGATTGATCTCATCAAGATCATTCTTAAACAGATCTGTATTATTAAATGTGCCGAAGATCTTACCAACCTTATATTTGGTGCCGAGACCAGGAGTATTGATTCCACCTGCAGGAGATTCAACAATAGTGCCGTATGCTTGGACAACACCAGCAGCATTCACCTGTTGGATAATACTACCTTTTGTGAATTTACAATCTTGGTTGAAAGTAAATTCCTTAACGTTATCAATCTTACTATACAGTGCATCTCTAATATAGAATTTTGGCACAACGTTAGAAGACAGTTTAAGTTTCTGACCTCTAGGTGTTGGGACAGTAGATGTCTTAGATCCAAAGATTTCAACATTAGCAGACAGAGCAACTGTTGCTGGAATCATAGTCGCAATAGTATACGACATGTCAAGAATCTGCAGACCGCCAGGACCTTCTTCCCAGTTAGTAATAGCACCATTGCTTACAGTCTGGACATTAACAAGGAAGTTTTCTTGGAATGAGAATTGTGTATAGTTGTTGAGAGTTGTAAGTGTCTTATCACCACGCTCAGTATGCAGTCTGTCAACCTTATAGATTGCAACATCAGATGCTTGAGTTGTAATCTCAACATAATCAGCAGGGACAGTATAAGTTGCAGTATATTTTGCTGTCTCAGAAACAACGAGATCGTCAAGGTTACCAAGGAAGGCATCGGAAGCACTAGGAGTAGAATCACTTGCCCAGTAAACGTCATCAAGACCGATATCTTCAGTAGAGACCAATTCAATCATTGCAACGCCGTTGACAAACACTCTATAAGTGTAACTACCAACAGTAGGATTCTCTTTAGAGAATGCTAGATGGACCCATGCACTAGATGCAAATGTAGTCCAGTTGTATGCAGTAGTAGAGGAAGCAACCTCAACACCATCAAAGTAAAGTAGGACTTTCTGATAGTTTGCAGATGTTGAATCACCATCGATAATGAAATGTGCTGTCTTACCTGCGACAGGCACAACGGTCATCATCTTAGGTTGATGGTTAACACCATGATTGGTGCCATCCATAGAATACCAACCTTCAACACACCATTCTGCTTGGACAGATCTATTAAAGTTAGTTGCCTTTACAGCATTAGATGTCTTGAGTTTGAGTGATGCAGGACCCCACTTATATACAGATGTATCACGCTCCCAAGCACTTGCAGCAGTATCAATAACTGAAAGAGGTGCCAACTTACGCTTAGTGAAATCTTCATTCCAATTATTTCCATCTTCAGTAAATCTGAATGCTGCAGCCTGATCTGGAAGCTGACGCTCACAAACCATGATTGGGTCACCAGAAGAATCAACAACGTGAGACTTAACGGAGAAACCAGCGCTATTAGTATCCTCAAGATAGGATTGACGGAGCACTGTGCCGTCATACTTAAAGTATGTCAGACCTGCCACTCGGACATTCTGCTTATACTTCATATCAGTAACAACACTGATATTACCAAACTCATCTAGGTTGAGACCAGCATGTTGGATACTGATAGGTGTAACAGAATCCATTGGTGTAAGAGCAATAGTCTTAGACCATGTAAAGGATCCACCAGTTGATGTATTGGCAAGTGAAATTCTGCTGAGCTGGACTTTCTCCCAAACGCTAGTAGCATTATTATAGAAATCCCAAAGGATGAAGACATCTTGATATTCGTCGATGACGAATCTTGGATTTCTTACATAACCACCAGTAACAGTAACCTGCTTGGCATATTCCATCTCAAGGTTTGCACCATCATAGAAGAAGACACCATATAAGCAGTCATCATTATCTTCGTTAACACCAACCCAGAAGAATCTGTTATTACCAAGATCAGCAATTTGCTCAAGTCTTTCATTACCATCAATAGAGGCAAACTTACGCTTCTCAACAACGTCACCATCTTGGTCTGCCTGAATAACCCAAATATCATCAGGATCAGGTGAGTTAGTATTCGTATAACCTGCGAGGTAGATACGCTCTTCGGCATCTAGACTGATAGAAGTAATGTAGTCTCTTCTAGTTGTGCCAGAGATACCTGCAATAGACTTCTGCCATTGAAGAAGACCGTCTGGAGCGTTTGCAGTGTTAAATCCAGACTCATACATACCAACCCAAATATCTGGGTTAAACAGGTCGTTTGTAGGAGAATAAGTTTGGCCTGCAACATAAATACGGTCGTTTTCATAAGACTCATTGATATACATTCTGAGGAATTCACTTCTCTTATCACCATTGTTAATAGGTTGTAAGTGTCTTTCCCAAACAAGTCTTCCAAGATCATCAAACTTAGCAAGGAAACCTGCCATGTTACCATTGCCGATTTCAATAGCTCCACAAATATACAGATAGCGATCCGCAGTGATCTTACTATCATGGATCATCAACTGACCATCAGCTTCAATATACTCACTCAACCAGTAACGAGTCTTCCTATACTGTTGAGGATGGGTAACACGAATCTGAGGAGGATTATCAACATCGTATCCATTACCAGAGTTAAGAATATCAACGGTGCTAATACCACCATTAGATTCTAGATTAATTCTAAATTCAGCATCACTACCTTGTGATGTGATCAATTCATAGACAGGAGGGAGGTCTGAATTATAACCTCTACCAACCTGATCGATAGAAACAGTCTCAATACCAGATACAACAACATTCTTAAATGCTTTGTTGGTATTATCAGCAATAGGTCTAGAGTTAACAATAATACCGTCTTGCTGTTTCAAATCGTGAATTTCAGCAGTGGTGATCTTACCATAAGGTTGGTCACCAATAATTTCTTTTTGATATGCTTGAATTACTTGACCCTTAACAGAATCAATAATTGCGGACGCACCATAACCCTCTGTGCCTTCATTGTTGAAGAAAACAGTATCATTAACCTGATAAGAAACGCCAGGGTTTTCAATAACAAATCCGTCAATTTGAGCATCTTCAAACTGAGTAGTTGTCTCAACTTCGATGTCAACTCTTGATTCAGGTGGGACTTGAGGGAAGTAGTCATAGATCTGCAGAGTTGCCTCTGTAGTCATCTCTAAAGTCTCTTGCTGCTCAGAAGCATCAATAACACCATCATTGTTGCTATCTTGAATCTCAAAGATGAGAGGATATCCTTCAATCTCAGTTGTCAGGACATCTGACTCTTGGTTTGGTTGACGATCAATATCAATGTCAACATTGACATAAGGATCTCTATAACGGACAACACCTTGAGGAATATTTTCCTGAGTTGCACCTTGACCCAAATTCCACTGATCTGGAAGAGAGTTAAACTGAGGACCAAGAATATAAGGGAATTCTGCAACACCAGCTTCAGAAGCATCAACAGTGATGAAATATGCATATACACCATCAGGATACTCAGGTGTCTTACAGAAACGACCGTTATAGTTGTCTAGGTCACCAGATTGGAAATCATAGTAGTAATCAGCAACAAATTGTCCCGCAGGATAGGATGCCAGCGGAGGACCATCTGTCCTTGAAGGATTAGGATTAGTTGCAGCGTCAAATACGACATTTGTCTTCAGTTTGTATGAAGTGCGCATACGACGGATGCCACTGTTTTGATCAGTTGGATCTGAATATGCATAAGGACCATAGATGGGGTTACCATCAAATGCCCATCCAAGAATAGGAGAATGGCTAAAATTGGAAGAAAGCTCTTGGAATTGTTGGGTAACAGGATTCAAGAATACGTTATCACCAACCACATAACGCAATTCCTTAGGATCACTTAGGTGAGCATACTCACCACCGAATGCGTTATTAAGACCAGTAAAGACATAACCTCTAGCAAAGTCATAGTTACTACCAAGGTCATACTGATTGTTTCTATACCATCTGTAAACAGTAGGTGTGAATGTTGCATTCTGACCAACTGCTTCCAGTCTAACAGTAGTGTTTCCTTGAGTATATCCAATACCTCTGTTAAGGATTTGAATACTAAGCACTTTACCCTTATCTTCACCAAATGTGCCAATGGTTGCTTGAGCAATAGCACCGAAACCATCACCATTAATAATGACGTTAGGTGCTGTGGTGTAAGAGTTACCAGAGTTAATAATAGCGATTGAAACAATACGACCATTAATAACAATAGGTTGTGCCAAAGCATTTTCACCAGAGTTAACTCTGATTTGAGGCAGTGAAGTATATCCACTACCAAAACTGCCAATCATCACAGATGAGATTGGACCACGGACGTTTGCAGTCGCTGTAGCGCCAGATCCACCACCACCTGTAATAGCAACGTCAGGTTGTGATGTATATCCTGTACCTGGTGAATCAACCAGAATTCTGGTGACGCGACCACCAGTAACGACGGCTCTTGCTGTGCCTCCACTACCACCACCGCCAACGATGGAGATTAGAGGTGAATCGGTATATCCACTACCACCTTCAGTAACATCGAAAGATGTGAGACTACCGTTAACAACAACGCTACCTGATGCTCCTGTGCCGCCACCACCAATAATTTCAAGGTTGGGTTTAGCGCCAGCATCATATCCTTCACCACCACCATCTACAGTGATATTGGTAAGAGGACCAAACTGGACATACTCAGAAGACTTGTAAGACCAGATAGAAACACCATTAACCCATGATCCGATTGAGGTATTGGGTTGAATGTCTTGTCTTTCAGAAACAGTCAATACGTTTCTTGGGAAACGCATCAACTTACGCTGGTTGCCAGGAATTAACGCGGATCCTGTGAAAGGGCCAATCTTGTAATTAGGTAAGCCACTAGCAGCAACATAGACATAATCATCGTTAAAGAAGGAGTTTTGGATATTAGTTGTAAACTCAGAAACAACCTTGTTGATTGAAGTAACATCAGATTTTCCTCGGTTGAGGTCCACCGAAAGTAGAATGTTACCCTGTGGAATAATGTCTGTAGGCTGTGCTAGACGGTATGAGAATTGATATTCGTCAATACGAGAAGTAACAGCAAATGTGCCGTTGTAGATAACAGGGTTTGCACCATAAATCGTAACTTGGTCAGAAACCAACAAACCATGAGGGTTATCGCAAACAACAGTTGCAGTTTGATTATTATCACCACCAGGCGTAACACTGGAGACCTGGATTAGTTTTTTAACATTATAAAGCCAAGAAGACAGTCTTTCATCTTCTGCAGAAGATCCCAGAGATGCAACCTTCAGTTTATCGCTAGGAAGGTAGTAAGATCCAGTATCATCCAAAACAGTGGTGCCTGCTTCAGCAATACCAAGAATTCTCAACTTACACTCTGTAGAAGTGTCTTTATTGACATAAACGAAGATATCGGACTGGACAATAGTGCCAGGATCCCAATCTTCTACAATACCGTTTTTAGAGCGAGTACATTCGATGAATTGGTTAAGAGACTTCTCTTTATACTGGACTTGCTCTTCATCATTGATTAGGATGGTGCCATTTCTCTCAGGCCATCCAATCGTCGAGTCAACCGTGATAATTTGACCAGTTGTATTCAAAGGCTCGACAAGACGAGTCTTATAAGGAATTATAAACTGACCAATGAGCGTTTCCTCAGAAATCGCCAATTCGTAGATTGTATCGGTGCCTTGAATGATAGAAATGACGTTTTCGATCAAAGCAGATGCTGATCGAATGTTTGTGTCAACTTCATCTCTATATTGGTTAAGTTGACCGTCAATTAGGTTTCTAGGATCACCAGAAATCAATTCTGCACGAAGAATCGTGTCAACAACCCAAGTTGCATGGGAAGGACTGATAATTTCGTCTTTTGGATAGAAAACATCAACATTCTCTCCAAACAGAATTTTGAAGAGGTATTGAGTAGACATCTTGGTGCCTTTAGAGGCATAGAAGTCTCTAATGGTCTTAATTACTTGGACAGGGTTAATTCTGTCATAGTTGATCTCTAGAGTTGGCAGATACTGCCTTCTGAAACGATCAAAGACCTCTTTAACGAAAATAGAGTCCAGATTAACAATTCTGGTCCCTGCATTATGGTTAGTGTTAGCAAGTTGCTCTTCTCTTGCATAAATTTGGTTTCCAAGGTCATCAAAACCAATAACGTTAGAAACACCACGAGCACAACCTAAAAGTGCTGATGGAGAATACTCTTTACCGCCTCTAATGATTTCAAAACCAGTAACTTCATCATATCCGATATTTACAGATGCTTTAGCAGCGGCAGGCTCAGCAATATAGATTTTTGGAGGGAATTGATCAGAATATCCACTACCAAAGTCAGTAATGTTGATATCAGTGATCTCACCGTTAAAAATAGTCGCAACTGCCTTAGCACCTTGTCCACCAACGGGATTGCCGTAAGCATCTTTGCGATCATCAACAATATACACAGATGGTGGATCAGTATAACCCATACCACCAGTCAACATTTCAATTTCAGTGACAGCACCTGATGCAACAGTTACATCAAGGACTTGAGCACCAACTGGATCGATAATTCTTGCTCTAGGAGGAGTTGCATATCCTCTACCTCTGTTATTGACTTGAATCTCAATAACTTGACCATCAGAGTTGATTCTAGAAGTTGCTTGAGCATTGATACCACCTTCAGGTGCTGGATCAATGTAAACAACAGGAGCATTCTTATATCCTACACCAGTTTTAGTAACCTGAATGCTATCAACGTTGACACGACCTTCAGAGTCGATTGTTGGATCACTAATCTTTGCACCAGCAGGATTGATGAAAGAAATTGCAGGAATAAAGTCATATCCACTACCAGAGTTAGTAATTCTGATAGAAGAGACTTGTCCAGATGTATCATCTACCTCAATTTCGATTTCTGCTCTAGATCCATTAGGATTTGTTGGTGCAGATACAAAAGGAATGGGTGGGTTGAAAGATGTGTAACCTTGACCACCACTAATAAGTTGAATATCTTTAATACCACCAACAAGTGATCTTGCTGCAGCACCTTCACCAGTTGTGGAGACAATAGCGACCTTAGGAGCAAAATCTAGACGATATCCACTACCACCACTCTTAACTTGCAATCCAGAGAGTGCTTTAGAGGCTTCGTTAACTTCACAAATTAGTTTTGCACCAGATCCATACTGAGGTGCGTTATATTCGACAGATCTAATATGAATTACATCAGCAGCACCCAAAGCACCAGCATTAAAGGAAACAAAAGAGCTTCCATCGTTGGTTTGGAAAATAACGTAGTCTTGGAATGGCACAAGAAGGTTGCCATTCTTATTAACAATCAGACCGATCTCTGAAGTGGGATAATAGTTAGACCCATTCAGTTTTAGAGGATATTCTGACTTACCTTGATAGACTTCATAGTTGATGTCGTCCATTTCAAGGACGCCCTGATCAGCATAACCTACAAGGTAAACGAGTTGAGTAAATTCTGAATCATCAACACCAGTCCTCAAACGAGGTGCTGTGGTAAACACAATTTCATCACCATCAACGGTATAATCAACGTTAGGGATGAGGAAGTTGTTATATGTGGTAACTAGGAGGTGATTGGCAGTAGGAGGCGCTACAGGGGTGCCTAGGTTGCTTAAATCAAACCTTCTGCGAGTGCCGTCAAAGAGGGAAAAGGGATTCTCTAGTTGCTGCTCCTTTTTCTTAAACTGCTCGTAGGAAATACCTGGCGTCAGGATAGCGTCAGGACCTCTAGATACAGATTCATAATAAATGATTTCATTATCGATCAGAATCGATCCATTTTTCTCTGTGAAACCATCAATGGTCTCAACTTCAATCGATTGGTCAGTTATACCAATATCACGAAGCAAAAGAGTTTCTGCTGACAACCCTTCAGATCCATAGTTGTCAAGATCAAGATAATTGATGATGTTGTTTAGAACATCGTAAGGACGCCCTGTTTTCTCTTGAGATCTGTAGTATTCAAGAAGAAGGTTAACGAATTGTCTATCGTCCTCTCTAATAAACTCAGGAAGCTGATATTCAACTCTATCGGATACGTTGACTCTTTTTGCCAGTTGTGAAGACATATCTCTCTAGGTCAGAAGCAGTTATCGATTTCAGGATATACAAACGTATCCGAAGGATAATCAAGAATATTTATATTCAAATCTCCGAAGTTAAATCCACTGAAATTATTAGGATCGAAGATGGGGACAGGGGTGTCATTCACTGTATAATCGATTGCGAAAACTTCTGGGTTAAAGATAACAGGATCAACGCCAGGTGGAATGTTGATTGCACCACCGTATGGAAGAACCTGCAATGGCACTCTAGTTGTGCCATCTGGTGTACCTGAGATTGCGATAGGACCGACACAAACTTTACCAGTGCCGTAGTCCACAGTACCTGCTGCAGGGTTAAGGATTAATTCTGTTTCATCACGCTTAGTCACAAGCATGATTCCGCCTTTTCCGTCATCTCTTAGATTGACGGGGACTAGGACTTGATTCTCTTCACTTGTTGATACTACAGCACTGCCAAAGGACGCTGTAACGGTCCCATCTGCCGCTGCAAGGGCAACCAAATCCTCAGTGTATCCAGTTGCATAGAATGTGCCTGATTTAACCGTTGAGAAGGAAGGTGTGCACTTTCCACCAGTCCCATCATCACCATTGCCAGCATTAGCACCACCATCAGGATCCGTGCCAGCAAAGTTGTTAGGATCATATAGAGGATTGCCAAAATCAAGACATTGGGTGAAAACGTTACCAAAAGCGAATTGATCAAGGTTTTGACCCAATGTGGTTTGAGTAACGTTACCAGAGATCGAGTTATCAGCAGAGTCAACCATCGCACCGAAGCGAGATGCTTCTAAACGGTTTCCAAAGCGGTTTGTAACACCATTACGGTTAAAGTTGTCAATAGACTTGAGGACTTTACTTGAAATGTCACTACCAGCAGAAGATGTTTGGTTTCCGTTGTAGTAAACGTAGGATTTTGGAATAATGTAGTAAGTTGTAGGATCGATGATGACTGGCTCAATCGATGCAACTGAATATCTCAATAAATCTTGCTTAATGCCAACTTTTGTTGACTCATTGAGCTTAGTGCCTGTTTTAGGACGGATAGCAATGTAAACTTTACCGTAAACAGGTGGCACCAACTTCTCACCACCATATGCAGTCACAGATGCTGCCTGAGGATAGATCTCAGACACAATGTGCTCATAGTCAGACTCAGTAACTGCTCTATTCTGTGTTGCAAATGCTCTAGGTGCTCTAAACTTGATCGAAAGAGGTGTTTCCATCTCTTCACCATCGGCCGCGGCGAGTTTTGTCTTTACAGTAATGTTTTGAGGTGCAATCGCTCTGCCATCAGAGTCTCTAGCAACACCAACAAACGAAAAGTCCTTACAACCGTTAGCAAGAGGACCATCTGTGCGAATATAGGTTAATTTGATGTGCTCACCGTCAATCAACTTACGTCCTAGGACTCCATCACCGAAAATAAGACGATATCTAAGATCATCAGTCTCTTCCAAGTAGTAAATACGGGAAGTGCTGATAATTGCAACCGCATTGGTCACTTTATTGTAAGTATCAGTCTCGGATGACTGCACACTTGGTGAAATTTGGACAATTAGTGTTTCTGTGTCCACATCTTCGGATGGGACGATATAATCTTGCTTCTTAGTGTAGTCAACAACGTAATCTGCCTTCAAAAGGTTGCCTTGGTAGATTAATACGCTGTTAAACATCGCCATACCATTTTGCTGGTTGACGGGCACTTGAATATCTTGTGGCATTGCAAACGTATAAGCGTCTGCTTCGTTTCTAGCGACAAAAACGTCACCAGCACCCAATGTTACGAATTCTGGATAGGTAACACCGTTAGTGGATTGATTTGTTTGTACATGCAATTCCACACATGCTCTGGATGCCTTAACAGAGCGGGGTGTATAGTTAAGTTGCTTAGCAATACGGACAATATTATCTCTTACAGTGGCAGTTTCAAGGAATGCCTCATTCATTGCCATGTTGGCGTTGAATGCTGTGTAGTAAGTATTGTAAGCGAGGGTATCAATCAGGTATGACGCAGCAGATCCCTCAAAATCATAGTCGGAAAACTCTTTGCGAGTCCTTAAGTATGATCTGATTGATTCCTTGATCTCAAAAAAGTCAAGGGAAGTTAATTGTGAAGGGATTGCTGACATTTTAAGTCTTCTCTAAAAGAAAGTCTACGGTTTTAACGACGTTTTCACCGACAATCTTATAATCCAGCTCAAAGTGTAGAGAATTAATGTCAATTTCTTCTCTGATATACACTCTGGTCACTTCAACACGAGGTTCGAGACGTTCTAATACGTTTCTAAGCTCATTTCTCATTGCCTCACCCACAAATGGGTCATAAGGCTCAAACATTAAATCTTTAATTCTAGATCCAGTGTCAGGTTGGAAGGGTCTTTCCAAAAAAGAGGTCAAAATAAGATTTTTGACCGCTTGCTTAATGGCATTTTCATTTTTAACCACACCAAAGTCGTTGGTGTTAGGATTTGCCATGAAAGATATGGCGAAATCCTTAAACCCCCTAGAAACATATTTTTCAGATCTAAATCTGTACGATGCCATTTACTGCTTCTTTGGTTTTTCTTTGCTTTGATGCTTATTGAGGTATTTATCACTCCGTGGGTCGGTTATTAGCACCATCCCCGACTTGATAAATTCCTTGCTCTGATCAGGAATCGGTTTTACAGCCATTTCAGTCTCCCGCTGGTGCGATATATTTATTTATCAAGTTTACTGGATGTGATCATGATCACTGTATATAGATTTCAGACTTGAGTCTGCTTCTATCTGAAAAGTAGGAGGATGAAAAGCACAATATTCGTTAAATGTGATTTTCATCTCCTTATTAGTAAGGTTACAATGCTGTGCTGCTGTTGGAAGATTCCATTTAGCAGACCACAGCATTTCCATTGCTTCTCTGGTCTCAGGTCTCATCGACCCTGCCCACGATAACGCTTCTTCGCATTGTTACGAGAAGTGGCAGAATACTTAGTATTCTTAGAACTGCCCTGACGAGTTTGTTTTGGACGACTGGGGATAAACGTGCCACCAGACAGACCAACTTTAGATCGCATTGCCATAATTTTTTAAGATGCTAAAACAGTAGGATGACCCCAAGCAACAACAGATGAGCATGGAAGAGAGAAACCAGGAAAACCTGCACCCAAGGGGTCGAGGACTCTTGCAACTCTACGTTTCAATCCAAAGACTGTAAACGTTGTTGCAAAGAGGGTACGGACGTGTCCAACACCACCCATGTCCTCTGCAGTAAGTATACTACAAATAATCGGAGTTGGGATAGCGCAGATAGACTTTCCGCATGGACACAAGTATATCACAATGTTAGTGCATGGTGACACATGTGTAACAAACATATCTGCTTCCAACATCACTGGAATGAAATTCACCAGCAATGTTGCCCTGAGTGGATTAACCGCCTCTAGGGGAATTAGGGGGAAGGGTGGCCACCAACATGTAAAATTCTTAATAACAATAGAGTAGGGCACTGGAGGGGTGCCACACGCTTGAATTGAGTGCACAGTAGATGGCAGACAGAGACCATGACCTGAGCAAGGCAGACCATTTAGGGATGCTAGTGGTTTTAGAAATCCGTATGCCATTAAACGTCGTCGTTAATTTCCCTTCCTGCAGTCCATGGGACATCCACCTCACACTCTGAGAAGAATGGATTCCCTAGATTATCTATAGCGCTACTAAGGGCATTGATGCCACCTGTTAGATAATTCTTGATAGACATCACACCAGAGTATGGACCCATCAGGATTTCATAGTTTCCTGCTGTGATTCTGCTTGGATCGATTGCGATGGATGCGTCGTAGACATATGCCAAACCTGCCGCAGAAGCAGTGCCAGCCCAATATGTATTAGTGCAAGTGGAGCAGAAGATATTAGATATACCCCTAGCAGAAGTATTCCACCAGGTAGTCCCCGCGATTGTGTTTCCATCTGCATCCCATCCACAGTAAACGTCTAAAGGTCCGTCAGGATTAGTACTCGATCTAACAAAATTGTCCCAGCATGGGTGATTTGCCATCTGATTTGATACAACGTTGTTGCAATCAACTTCCAATGCAGTGTATTGGAAGGATCCATTATTGCTTGTAGTCGTAGTCTGCCCAGTTTCAGGGTCAGTAGACGATGTTGACCATTGCCAATTCCTTATAGAGCCAGGAGCGTGTGAAACTAGGTTGTCACCCAACCACAATTCTAGTTGCTGACCTTCACTATAGGAAGATTGGTTGTAGTCAAACGTATTTTCATCACCACCAACCGCAAGGAAGACAATATTTCCGCCATCTTCATAGCATCTACCCGCAACATCAGCACGAGCGCAATTCCAAACCTTCTTTTTATTGCCTGTATTTGGATCTGTATAGTCTCTTGCGTCAGTAAGCTTCGGTTTTGGCATACTCATCAACCAATCAAGGAAATCTTGACCCTGACTACCCGTAGTTTTACCGTTAAATTTCAGATTTACCTTGAATGACGCATTATCATCCTTAGGTGCACAGTATTTATAGATCAAAAATCCATATGCAACCGTATCTCCGTCCTCATTAGCGTCCAAATACGCACAAGGCACGTCAAACCAACGCTGAATGTTGTATACCTTGGGTTGTGCGACCTTGATACAGCGGTTTTTCTGGTTAAATCCGTAAAGATGACTCAATCCTTCGCCTTCTTCATCCGCTTGAGCGACGTTTTTGAGCACTTCGGGGTAAACTGCGCTCCTAAATTCGTCAAAACCCTCATCTCCTAGTTGTCCGAGGCTATCAAATGCTCCATCAGTAGGCATTGCCTTACTCAAATTCTTCGGAAACTCAATATTGATGCAATTTGCGGGCAAATCTTGGCACAATGTCATCATTGAGTCGTCAATTTCCGCCATCTTAAGGTAAGAGGTGGGAATATTTGCTTGGAAACCACCTTTAGTGGTCGTCTGACCCTCTTCAAACATGTCTGCTGGTGAAATATAGTCACCATCGTCGCCTTGAGGGAGCTCTAAATTCTCAAATGCACTAGCAAAGTCCTTACCAACACCACCAAAATCAACTTTATCAAGATCTGGGGAGTTAATAGTCTCTAGTTTAGGGTCAACAACGAAGACTGCGGGTGGCTCAGCAGGGTTATACCCCTTACCACGGTCTTCAACAACGATACTTTTGATAACACCAAGCTCATCTATCTCTCCAATACGGATCTCCGCCTGTCTAATGTCCTCTCTTTCGCCAAAATCATTCTCTGCTTGGAGTTTATTTGTCTTGTTACGGACTTTTTTGAAGATATTCTTACCTGCTACGTCAAAATTACTCGTAGATTCGGGTGCTGGGAATGCTTGACGGCTAGTTTCCTTAGTAAATGAGGCAGTTTGAGACGATGCAAGGTCACCTGCACTGAAATCTTCGAGCACACCAGGCGTAGAAACGGACACTTGAGGGTTAATATACCCTCTTCCGCCGTTAATAACCTCAACTTCGACGATCTCACCCTTCTTATTGACCTTAGCTTCCAGTTGTGCAACGTCCAAAGTGCGTTTTGGGATCAAAGCTGCGGGGTCAATCTCTACTTTGTAGTAACCAATCCTCTTATTAAACTCATATACACCGCAATATGCCGCTTTATTGGGTATACCAAACCCTGCAAGCACTTCAAATTGCGCACCATCCTCCGCAGTGTAGGTAACTCCACGCTGAAATGCGTTTCCATCGCCTCCACCAAACTCAATTACACCGCATTTTAACTCATCACCAAAGTATCTAACACTATTTACCTCCCAACCATTGATAGATTCACCTTGACTGACCTTACCAACGCTAGTTTGATAGCGGAAAAAGACTCTTCTACTCTTTGTATCAACAGTCCAGAAGGATTCATTGACTCCACGAGTCGAAACATCCGTCAAAGTGATCTCACTTTCTGTAGTTTCCCATGAATCTTCACGGATTTCATAGAAGTGGGAGTGATATGAGATGACTGGGATACAACATGGTACAGAGCTTTCGCCATCAGGACACGTTGTATTGGGACAACATGGCGCATCATTCAATTCATACTGGATTCCAAAGATAGGACCATTCCATGGGTATGAAGTATCATAAAGATAGTAGTAGAATTGTGAATCATATGATGTTTCAAACCCTAGGTATCTCGGCACTGCTGCTTTGATTGGACCATTCGCACCATAAAACCATTCAAACGCACCGTCAGTATCGATCAGCGCAGCATTATTCGAGTCACCCCAACCATTAACGCCAGGTGTGCCCTCCATTCTATTGCCATTAGCGTCTTGATTACGACGATATCTGCTATATGTCCAAGTCCCTGTATACTGATACCAACCAGATCGGTCAACACACTGTCCACTAGCACCAATCTTACCGATGTCCTCAAGGCGTCTCTCAGGACCGTCAGGGGTGTCATTCCTAAACACATAGCAAAGTATACCCTGATAGGAGTATTCCCCCTTATATCTCTTCTTAGGAGGGATGGGAGAGTTATCTGCTAGGTTGACTTCGTTTGCTGGATCAGTAGTATAGAAATGATCAGGGTCAGGATGTAGATATTCATATAGAGCAGCAGGCTGCTCACCTCCGCTGCCAGCATAAGCTTGTGCTGCAGCCGCATTTGGAAACACATAACCTGCCTTACCTACTAATCTATACTGACCAGGACCACTACTATCAGGTGGTGCACTACTACTCAGTGACAACTGAGTATCATCAGGCCAATGATTATACCAGATATACAGTGGCACAGATCCACTGACCTGTGTCATCATTGTAAAGAAGACTGGTGTGCCAGAGCGAGGCTCAGGGTTATATCCCGACGCTGCTTTGTCCTTGCTCTCATTCTCACCAATCATGTCCCGCTTTTGTAGCTTGGGACCTGTTGAATACTTGTGATCGTCTTTACTACCTCTATACCAACGGTAGATGGGTTGACGCTCATACCCGCAGGCGTTTACGCACTGCTCATCCTCTTCACCGAGATAGTGTATCTGGTCCTTACCCAGTGGCATACTGCCAGGACCCATTCCTTCAAACTCGATGTAGTATTGTGTGCCAGTGCCTTGTTGATACCCAGACCTACTACGATACTTACTAGAAGAGGGACGCTCGAAAGGTTTTGCGTAATCTTCGCTCTTAATAGGATTGGGAAAGGATCGACCTGTTGATTCAATATATGCGGGCATTACGCATCATCAGACTTTCTGCTATTTAGTTTAACATACAGATCGTCCAATACTTCTTTCAGATTTGAATACTTATCATCCTCAGGGATCTTGTATTGAATCATGTTAGGTCCAGGCTCAGGAAGACGGGACAAGGCAATCTCTAGGTTAGCAATACGACTGCCTAGATTCTTCATCCCTTCACTGATCTGGTTAAATGCCCATGCAATATACTCTGCGTCACTTTCAAACTCGGGGACGCCGTTTTTTTCACTCATTAGTCACCACGCGGTTTTTTACGGATTTTTTTCAGGGTCTACCTTACGAAGGATCAAATCACCATTGATATCCTCTTCATAGTGTAACTCATCACCTTCCCTCCAGTCAAGGTCCTCCATGATCTCATCGGGAAGATTGAAGAAGTATTCCCCCTCATCATCTACTTGTACAGGGACTATGAATCTTTTGCTCATAGAGTTATTCTCCACTCTAAGCATTATCTATCCTTTTTATAAATTGCACCCATACAACTGCTGCAATATATCTTGTTATACTTATCAGTGAGATCTGCAATCTGAGAAACATCATCGTAGGGATGATGAAGCATCCACCCATCTCCGAGGTATATACCACCATGATTCGGTGCTTCTCCCCTAGGCACGGAGTAGTTGCCGCCGAGGGGTGTGGTAAACAATCGGAATAATAGGACATCCTCCTTCTCTAGGAGTGAGAAGTCTAACTCTTCCCCCCACTCCTTATGAAACTTCCAAGCTGCTCCTTGCTCTGCAATAGCATCTTCCTGAAAGCGAATGACTCCACGACTATTGAAATCAATCAGTTTTTCGTCGTGCACTTTCTCCCAATACTTACGAATGATCTCATAACACCCATAGAGTCTTTTGCCTTCCCATGGGATGTCTAGTAAGTCTTTGTATTCTTCACGCAGTGCTTCATACTGCTTATCCCTACTCTTGGGCATCATTCCTCCTAAGTTTGTTTCTGAGCGCCTTAGCGGCGATCCTAGCGGTCTCTGAGAGAGATTCCCAAATATACACCACTTGCTCTCTCAGAGGGGTCTGGGTGGAAATTTTATACTGGGAAAATTTTTTGTCTGGGGGGACCCGAAGTTTCATATGAATAATATAGCGAGGTCGCTGGGATACTTTTGTAGGTTAGGGAAGTATCGGTTTTTAATATACAACAATATGATAACAAATTAACTGTCGATTGTCAACTCTAACTGTCCCCTACTTCTACATCATAACACATGCCTTCCGCAATGCAATAGTCGCATAGTTGTTGATACTGTAGGAGATAGTCATCGAGGTCCATGTCAATCATCTGCTGACACATTTCAATGATATCATCGGGTGGTAATTGTCCCTCGTCGTATAGATCTAGGAGACGCTCCAAACTGTTAGGAATGGATGCTATTTTGCTGCCGTAGGTGTGTCTCATCGTGTTGAATAGTGCCTTGCGTCGTTGAGTGCTTGTTGCTCATTCTTGAAAGGTCCGTTCTTAGGACAATCGGGGTAATCATACGCCCAAAAGTATTTCCGACCTTTCTCCCAGATCTTGATATTAACAGGGGGAGAAGTTGCTAGTTGATGATTCAAACTCATTGCTGGTCCTCGGTGTAGTTAATCAGGGAAAAATCTTCATCGGTCAAAGATGGGCAACTAGGGGCATTTTCGTCCTCCAGGAACTCATCGATCCAATCGGGTAGTGTATACTCATTCATTGCCAATCGTCTCGCGTAGTGTAGTCATCAGGGTTGCGTCGTTTGTGTTTACCTGTGGAAAAGTCTGCGGAGTTGTCATCAGCATACCCGCGACGATTGGATTGTGATTGGTTTCTTTTTTCTTTTAGAGATTTGGGTCTGTTGCTTCTATAGGGGTCGTTTCGTTTGTATGTCCTACCCATGATCGATTAGCAAAGGAAAGTGATTTGTTTGGGACGATTACATTATGTAGGAAAATGATAGTAATGTCAAGGGATCTGTGTGGGTTTGTGAAGTGTCCTGTGCATACTTGACAAAAAAATCTCGTTGCGTTACGCTCTTAGATGACTACACCTAGAGACATTTAACTAGAGATATATTTCTCTCTAGTATATTTTTTTAACCATTTTTAGTTTTCCACAAAATATCAAAAATCTGTGGAAAACTGTATGGTGATGTGTTACCTGACTTCATTCATTAATGCTTCGGTAGCATCATTTACTAGGTCATTTAATTCCCTAATTTCTAATACCGTATCCCTTACTCTTTCTCTGTCTAGACTATCACCTCCACCCCATGTAATTTCATCGTTACATGAATCTAGGTATTCAAGTGTAGCAAGTGCTAATTCTCCCCTAGTTAATCCTTCTATTGGATATAATGCATCAGGGTGCTTAGGGTTATAGAATGATTCGCAATAATCAAGGAATTCAGAGAAGTTTGCCATTGTGTTTCTTTGTTGTTGTTAATACTATTATAAGGGAAAATTGTGTGGCACAGTGTTAGTATGTGCCACTTATTGTATTGGTTTAGATCATGTAGAGATGACCACCTGCCCAATCTACGTTGTTAGCGTTATGGACAAATTCGCGATCTTTGATGATTCTCATGTCAAATCTTACATGCTTTGCTGGTCCCTTCCAACCTGCTGGTTTGTATATTTCACCAGTCTTTTTATCGATGAAAGCAACAACTGACTGATCGCGATATTCACCCGCTTCGTTTCTTGCTTCCTGTTGAATAATCTTGAAATACTTCTTTCCAGGATTTGCTCTGAATTTCATTAACTTTGCTTCACCTGATTCGATCTTTTCAAGTTGCTCATTTGCGTAAGTTGATGAGTCTGGGCGGGATGCCATTCTCTTCATTGAATCAATGTGATAATTCTTGTAATTTGCTTCTAGAGCGTCACAATACTTTTGTGCCCATGTTGGGACGTTTGCTTCAACTGTTGGATTTGAAAGAGTCATTTGTTTGTTTGTTTCTTATACACTTATTATAGTGGAAAAAAACACCGTAGCACATACTTAGGTGACAGTAATAAAAGTGTCACTCAACTGGTATGATATTTGCGGTTAATGTGATACGCTCGTCAGTCTGGTTAGAGTCATAACCGTGAGTAACATTTGAGGGATAAATGATAACATCACCTTCGCGCATTGTGAAAGTTGCTTCAGGCATATTGTATGGGGTGAGTTGATTAGAATTCACCTGCATAACAGGATACATTGAAGACAATACATTACGCCTAAATTTCAAAAATCCATGATTTTCATGATTGTAGTTAATAAAGTAAGTGAGAGAATAAAGGCAATTTGAATGCTCATGAGGGGCGTAAAGTGCTCCCTCTGTTGCTAATTCAACGTATGCTTCATTAATTGCTAAATTGCAACTATAGTTGAAAGTATTTTGATTGTGAAATCCCACCGCTTTCATGAGTGCCTGCTCTAACTCTGGGATATCATCAAGGATCTTATTTTTCTCTCCAACTTGTGTAATATTGTGGCATAACATACGGCGACCATGATCATCAACGATTTCCTGGTCTTTCATCCACAATAAGACTTTTTTCTTTAATTCTTCACTATTATCAAGTTGATAACGAGTGACACCAGTAGGAAACAACCCATAAGTTTCTTGGGTGATTTTCTTCTCTAGTTTGTCACTTAATTTGTCAGTCATGTTAATGGGGAAATTGTAAAGTATCTATATTAATAGTTGATGCGAAGTTGTGGATCAGGGCGCACGATCTCAGCGGCATTGTGTAATTGATCTGAAATGAAAAATCTCGCGTCGTTGCTATTATAGCAAAGAATCGCGAGAAGAGCAAGAAGAAAAATGCGCATTGTTTGTGATAGTGAGAGCGGGGAGATCTCGCGGTTGGAGATACAATTATATAAACCCGCTTTTTATGTGTTTTGGTTAATTACGTCCCAAACTTCAATGAAGTTGGATAACCAAACGCGCTGACGTAGTGTAAGATCAGGACCATCAGCGCAATAGAGTTGATCATCGGCGGAGATCAATTCTAGACCTTCTTTGTTACACCATTCAGTGTATACATCGGTGAGAAAATCTAATTGGCAACTCATGATACTGTGATGCCGTTAACGAAATCTACTGTGCCGTTGTCAGTGTTAACAAACCACTCAAATTGCTTTTGAAAAACACCACAACCGTAAGCGAATTCATAACAAATAGCATTCAAACGTGACTTAGTGGTGTTAGACTGCCAACCACCATCAAAAAGTTGAATCTCATCACCAATCGTTGCGATGTGATTGCCATGAAGATAAACTTCGGCGTTGTTGTTATCATCAACTACAACGGAAGTGTTAGCATTTGACCAGTTACGACGCTGGCGGATTGCTTGATTCATGAGACGCTCGATTTTACGCATGTTTGGAATTTAGTGATTGTGGGGGACCTCTCTCCCCCTGATGTCTTTATTATAGGGCATAGAAGAGCGGTGCCTACAACCTGTGTGACACTTAATCAACTGGTTGCTTGATCCGTTTTCATGATTCTCTGGGTGATATCTTCGTTGATATAACCCTCGATAAATTCCTTGCACTCGCTAACAGTTTCCGCGCCATAGATCTTAGGATAGATGTAGACGCCGTTGTCTAATTGTGTGCGCTGATTAACACGATACCGACGCGCATTAAAGTCACCAATGTGCGGACCACTTACATCTTCAGTAATAGTAAACGCGGCGAGTCTGCGGTCATCCTTCCAAACAGAATCTTGCTCCACAAAAATGTCTTCAACGTAGATAGATTTGTCGTTGTGGCGGATACCGCGCTCAATGAAAATAGTCATTTGATTAAAGTCCGTTGATGAAATCGTGAAGTGCTTCGTTATACTCTTCTTGAGTATTATAAACACGACCGTGAATGTTTAAGGGGAATTTCTTATCAATTCCCGCTGTTGCTACGGTTTCACAATCTGCACGATCGTAACCCATTTCAACGAGATTTTCAACATATGGATTTGTCATGTTTGGTTTGTAGATAGTCAGGGAGTTTAGTTGATTGTTGATGTCTTCAAAAATATCAAACATTTGCACTCTCCCATGCATCGTAAAACATATCCCATGCTTGATTCTGATGCACAAAAGAAGCAATTCCTGACTGATCGGCAACCCAATCGTATGCCATATCAATATCGGCGTTTGTATCAAGGACGAATGATTGAAGTCCTTGGAGTGCATTCAGGAATGCTTCGTTTTTGTGAATCATGTTGTTGGTTTCGTTTGTCATACAACCATTGTAGGGCACAGCGGGTCCTTGGCGACCTGTCGTGTGGCGGTTTGTATACTGTCATATATTCTCTTTACTTTAGCGATCAAATATGGTGTCATCTTCATGTGATTGAAGAAGACTTAATTGTCTCTGCAATTCATAAGGAAGTTGCTTCAATGAGCAACTTTTAGTTAAGTAATGGGTATAGTCCAAACTTTCACACAATTTGGTCACATTTTCAACTTGTTGAATAGCAAGTAGAATTCTCTCTTGTTTGGACATGCCTTTCATTTTATAAGGTCAGATTAGGGACAAAAATAAATTGGTAACTGCCATCTTCGGGATCACGACCATCAACAACCCACTCTTCATAAATTGCTTTCATTTCCTGGAAATTACTGTTATCAGCATTCCGTTGCAATGCGATCATCAATGTGTCACTCATGTTGTCAATCGAGTGTTGTTGATCGGATGTTTCGTAGTTAGGCATTAGTTTTGGGCGAAAGTGTGATTAAGTGGATTACGATAAAAGTCTAGCACTTCTTCATAAAAATCTTTCACTGGAGACCGTGAGATCTTCGCATTCTCGACTACAGTTTCTAACACTTCATCATCGTAGAGATCTTGTATCTCTGCTGTAATTTCTTCGTAGTCTAAATGTGAATAAGTTTGCATTAATAAGTCTTTAGCAAGATGGGATAATTGGTCGTAATCCATGTGCTCTATTTGATAATCGCAATATGCATTTGCGATTTTCTTTGAATCTTCCTGAGAAAATGACATTTTTACTTCCTCAATGGTGAATTGAAATAACGTGTGAATGCTGTGAATAGAATAATTCCAGTTGATGCAACACCAATAAATCCAATAACCGTGATTGCATCACCAGTGAAGTTGAAAGTGTCAGGGGTCATCGATAAACTGCTTTGAAAAATAGAATAATACCAGCGACTGATAAAATACCAGTAATTGCAAGACTAAATTCGACTGACATCAGCAAGCGGGGGCGAGAGCAGAATTAAACAGTTGTGGGATAACATGCAGATCAGTAACATCGTAACCATAATTCTCGACGCGCTCGTATACTTCGCGATTCATATCTTTTTTGTTGATATATCGCTTGGATTGAGTGCAACCAGAGAAAGTTACAATTTTCAGCATAAGACGGTTATGGACTTCGCCAGTAGCGAACTTAAGGGGATAGAAATCAACAACCATGTTGCCGCCTTTTGCTGTGAGTTGCATGAAATGCCTCGTTTGTTTTGACTTTTATAGTATGGCATCGATCAGGGTGCTTTAGGGGCATTAGTGGGCACTTCCGAGACTGTCCCAAACCCTCTCAGGATACCATTAAGTTTCATATAAACTACATCACACTTTCGTGCCTGTGTTTCATGATACTCACGGATTGTTGTTAGTGTGTCCAATAGATCTTTAACTAAAAGATCTGGACCACATTTTTCGTCTTCAATATACTCTTGAATTACTTCATCGAGTGATTGTCTACGATTTTCTTCGTATGTCATTGTGGTGAGCAGTAAGATTCATCGATGTTACATAGACGCTCCATTTTAGCGTCTTGGATCTCAGTCATTTTATCGATGATAGTAAGACCGAGATTGGCACCTACTAGCACTATAATTGCAAGTAATGCGATCCTCATTGACACTGATCCTCAAAACGTTGACGTGTTAATTCAAATTTGGCATCATCATTCAATTCGGGAAATTCTTCACAAATTTCATCATAGATGGTTTCAAGAATAGATTCGTGGTGTAGTGTGCTCATAATCAAAAAATAGTAGTCCAGCGAGTGTGATTTACTTTAGTGATTCTACCTTCGTTTAGCATGTTATCACATACTTTGCAGAATACTTCAAACTTCTCCTCTCGTGAGAGAGTATCAGCGCCATCACATGTTTTCATGATGTCAACGATAGTTTTCTTTGAGTGAATCATTCGAGAGAGAATTGGAAAAGTCACTGGGTTGTTTGCTATGCACCTATAATAGGCACTAAGGGGCAGATCCGCTCTCCTCAGTGTGCACTTCTGCCACTGGCATATCATTAGAATAATTTGCCATCACTTTGTCTAGGATTTTTAAGTTTGCGTTTTGCCAGTCCTGACACTTCAGCGGATCTTCGCAGGGTTTCTGATAGTTTGTTGAATTTTGAGAGTGTGTCATCTAGTGAATCTTCGAGTGAATTGATATTCTCTGGGTCATATAATTTTCTTATTGACCACATTGCATCATTCAATTCTTTAGATGCCTTCTTCCCTTCATCACCATCATTGATCTTCATTCTTACTAATTTGAGAGATCAATTCCAGTGCTGCTTTACTGTTATTCAATGACTGTTGATGATTATCCACAATCATTTGCAATGCATCACGGAAGCATGAAACAGTTTCTCCAGGAGTTAGCACACCTTCATCAAGGAATTCATAAAGAATATCACAAAATGCAGATTTGCATGTTTTCAAATTTTCGTGGTGTTTCTCAATAGTGCCAGTTTGGTCATTATTGATATTAAAATCGCTAATAGCGTTAGATGTCATCATGATTCAATTCGTGTCTTAAATCGTATTTGGTAATTCCGTCACTAATTAATTGAAGAAAGTCTTCTGACTTCCATCCATTAAACATTGACCATCTAGGGTCATTGTGATCCCATTCTATACTAACATTGCCATTATCGTCAACAGTGATAGACAACCCATCACCCGAATCCTGATCCTGATTGTTTGTTTCGTTTGGCATCGATGACCTCTACATGTGATAAGAAGTGCTTAAAATTCCACCACACTTCTTGCACTTCTTGATAGGAGTGTAGTATTTTAACTGAGTTATCAGTGCACCATACTTTATACCAGTGACGGTCATAAGGGGCGTCCGATGTCTGTGTGAAACTTGGTATTGTCATCATTAATAATGTAAATGTCCCAGTCTTCATCCCAGTCCTTATCTACCCAAAACCAAAAGTCTGGGTTGTCGATAGCACTGACGAAGCACCTTTTAATGCCTGATCGCATCTTATATGCCTCAAGTCTAACCTCACTCTTATTATTTAAGTGATTTGTTAGAATTTCCCTTGCCTTAGGGGTCTTGGGGGTCACGATCGCACGATCTTTAATCATAATCACACAATAGCATGAGTGGACTAACTTTAGGGCGTGGCATAGCAGTGTAGGGCGTAGTTTGATCGGGATCGATGATCTTACCGACCTTTTTAGCATTTACTGGTGAATGAATTGCACCAGTTTTACGCTTGATAAATCCCCATACTGTTTTGACTTCTGCACCCTCTGAATATATGTATTCTCGTGAGTGATGTAACCACACACGATCATATGTTTTGTTAAATTGCTCACAACTATAATGTGAGTAACCTTCGGGCACTTCGTGAATCATGATAGACGAGTGATTAGATTATCCTTAAATGGTAGCACACGCTCAACACACATGCCATGATACATTTCATCAATCTCAAATCCAATAAAATGTCTATTCTCTT